CAGTCTCAAAAGTATACAGTGCATATCTTATAGCGTCTGCCATATGACTTGCCATATTATGTTTTGGCTTTTCTTTGAGTAAATTTGGATTTGGATCCCACTGATATTGGTCAACGCATGACAATGACTGTGAACATCTTTGATCTATTATCAATTTATCGTTATCTATGATACCCGCTGTATGCCCAATTCCGTCTAGAACTGATTTTTTAGCATTAATTGTGGAAATATCATAATTCTGAGCAAAATCAAACCTTGTTTGTTGTGCTGCGGAATCGATATAAATCCAGTCAATACTATATTTATCAATCATTCGGCGAATTTCTGTGGCATGTTGTTCTGTGGTTCTCTCAGCGTCCATGTATTCATCTATAAGATAAAATTTTTGTTGATCCCAGTCGTATGCTATAACGCACAGCGCTGTTGGATCTTTATATCCAACATCAAGCCCCGCGAATACATCCATATTACTAGTATCTAACTGATTGAGGTCTGCGACACACTCTTCAAAATTAAAATTCCAAACCTGTCCTTCATAAGTATTAAAATCTGCCATATATTCTTGGGCAAATTCTGCTGAGGACATGGATCTCTTTGCTTCTATGATGTCTTCATCACTGAAGCGTGGGTTTTCGTGATATGTGGCTCTTATAGAAGCCCAATCTTTGAATTCATCACTAAAACCTCTGTGATAAAAGTCAGCAAACCAATTATTTCTTCCTCGAGGGGTAGAAATAAAAACTGCTTTACTATTATCTTTATCTAATGTAGGACGAAGAGCTACATTAAAAGCATCTTTTCCGTCAGCAAGTGCTGCTTCGTCAAATATTATTAAATCATATGATCTACCAACCGTAGAATCAACTTGATTTACTGAACCCATTCTTATAGTCGAACCATTGGATAATTCTATAACTTTATCCTTAGCATTATCTTTTGTGACTTCTAAATCAAAATGTTTTATTAGTTGCCTCTGTAAATCGAAAGAGATTTGAGATAATGAGTAGTTGGGTGACATAATCAAAATATTAGATCCTGGCACGAGTGATACAAGCTGTCCAATGACATTTGCAATATACGTTTTGCCCTGCCGTCTAGAGATGGCTGCGCATACAAATCTATATTTTGGGTTGTTTACTGCATTTATTAATGCTTTTTGGGAAGTATTAGGAGTAATTCCTAATAAGTCCAAATATGAATCGATTGGTAGTTTTATAAATCTATCCGCCGTAGGATAATCCATAAACTGATCACTAAGTATGTCTGTTCTACTAATTTCTAGCATTAGTGTAGAGTTCTTTTTAGTGTTTTGTTACCAAGTGAGACTTCATTAAGAACTCCCTCTGAATGAGCAATATGTAATAGGTATAAGTACCCCATACATAGTTCACTCAACATCTGATCTTCATCTGAGATGTGTTTGTTAGTTTCCGCTTTTTCATTGAGCGTAGCAAGAGTATTACTACATGTAATAGCTACTCCCTCTAACCAAGCTTCTTTATTGATCATTAGTGACGGATTATTCCTACACCAAGTACTTCTGCGTGTGCAGCAAATATTTGATCGGTTTTATCTTTTATAATGAATGTGACTTCTCCATCTGCTAGTGTAAAAGTTCCTAGAGTGGTATCACTGCTGTTTGCAACAGTTACCAACCTATTTGTAGAACCTGAGTTTACAAGCCTAACTTCAGTAGAGTCAGAAAATGTAGAAGCTGCACCTACACTTGTACCGCAGGCTGCTTCCGCTGCTTTTAATCTGAAAGACATTTATTTCTCCTTAGCGTTTTTCTTTTCGCTCTCAGCTTTTCTCTTGGCTTTTAACATAGCATCATCTATATCAACGTCTCCGTCCATATCTGCATCTTTGCCATTTAATATATTCCAAGTTTTTAAAGCTATTTCTTTAATTTTATTTACCATTTTTACCTTCATTGGTGATTGGGCGTACGCTTTTGGTTTTATCCTGGTACGCCCACATTGTTTAACTATTAACGCTTTTTCTTGCGTCGTTTATCCTTTTTCTTTTTAGGACGGCCTCTTGTTTTGCCATAGGAACCTTTACCCCAAGGCATTACTCAGCCTTCCAGCATGTCCAAACACCATAGCCTAATCCAGCTGCTGCTAAGACTTTTGCTAATCCGCCTGTTAGTAATACTAGTAAGCATACTGCTATTAGTACTGCTCCGTCCCAAGATGTTCTCTCAGAGACTCTCTCTTTTAACCACTCCATTTATTTCTCCCATTTGCCTTTAGGGCATGATGCCCTTTTTAGCCTTGCTTTAAGAGGCATAAAACATTTACACGCTTTACACACTTTAAGCTTACTTAATTGATCACAAGTATTACAGACTTTAAGTCTATTCTTGTGCATCGTCTTTAGGCATAGTAACTTTTCTGTAATAAACTACTACATCCTTAAGCTCGGTGATATAACGTTTTAGTTCTTGCATATTATATGACATAACCTCATAGTCTGGTATAGTCATTGCTAAAAATACTAATTCGCCTTCTTGTTCTTCTATTCTTGCCAGCTGTTCTTCCCAATTCTGTGGTGTTACAACTATCCACATAGGCTCTTTGAGGTCTATTTCTCTAGGCATAACGGGCTGGACAATAGTTCTGTCCATAGGTTTAGCTGTAACTTCTATCTGTTTAGTTGGAATTAGACTGCAGCTGGAGCCCATCATCAAGATTATCAACAGTGCCGCTGAGTTTCTCGATGTCTTCCATAATGTGTTTTGTGCCATTGTTTATTTTCCTCTCCATTTCTACTGGATCTTCTAAAATTTTTGCTGTTAGCTTATAATTTTGTATAAACTGTGTGTATCTGTTTAACTCACGTTGCGCTGCTTGACTTTTTACTGTCATTTCGTTTAACTGAGTTGTTTGTAAAGCAAAATCACTCTGTAAAGATGCTATTGCTTCTTCTTGAGTTGCGATTGCTCCCTCTAATGCCAAGTTATTAGCTTTCAGAGTTGTGTTTTCCTGGTATAACCAGTAAGAACCTAGTCCTAAAACTAGTATTATTCCTATAAATAATTGGTTCATAGTGCTTGTATCCTGTAATTGAGGCCTTCTGCGCCTCGTATCTCGACTATATCACCCTCTTGAGTCTTAAACTTAAGAAAGTTTGGTTGTTTTTTATAAAATTTCTTAACTACAAATGTTTGGTCGTCTTCATCACCCCATGTATTGTTATAACTCACATGAAGTTCATAGTAGGTTATAAACCAACTACTGAGCCAGTACCAAAAATCTTTTAGTTTTCCTAATATGTTGTTAAGAGTTTCCACTTACCTTCTTCAAACCAGCTTCAGCGTCTTCTTTTGAATGGTAACCGCACTGGCCACCTTTCCATTTAAAAAACCACATTCCATCTTTTTCAAAAATGTTACCATCTTCATAAGTTGGTTCTTTCATAGTTGAGTCGGGTGCTTTCATATCTTTTTTACTGTAATCTTCAATCATTTGGGCCTCCATTGTGTTGCCTGTATTGTTTTTTCTGTTCCCAGTCTTCTATTGCTTTCTTTATGCCTGATTCAGCTAGTACTGAGCAATGAAGTTTTATGGGAGGTAATTCTAGGACATCTGCAATGTCCTTATCTTTAATTAATTTTGCTTCTTCTATTGTCTTACCTTTCAACATTTCCACAAACATTGTAGAAGAAGCGATTGCTGAACCGCAACCATAAGTTTTGAATTTAACATCTAGTATTCTATCGTCATCATTCAACTTTAGGTCTAGTTTCATTACGTCGCCACAGGCAGGTGCTCCCACCATACCTGTTGCAACGTTAGGGTCTTTAGGATCAAACCTACCGACCGAGTGTGCATTAGGATCGTTTAAGACACTTTCAAATCTTTCTACTACCTTCTGCGAATATGCCATTATAAGTTATACGATAAAGTTAATGAAACATTATCAGAAAATTGACCATCTTTAGCATCTTCCATAATCATAAGTCCAAGATCAATCTTGTCCCAAGATTTTGAAAGGCTTAAACCTTTCCAATTAGTGTCGTCTGGGAATCTACCATAAGTAAATCCAACATCAACAACTTTGATGAAAGGAACATTTAATGTTACTTCCATATAGTCTTTTTCTGAATCATCTGTGTCTACTGCATATCCAAATCCTAATAAAGGAGTTGAAAGGTAGACATATGCTTCCTCAACCATCTCAATGTCATTATCGTCCCAGCGGTATTGTATAACACCAACGTCCATAGATAATTTGTCCGACACTGCGAATTTATAGCCACCATATAGATCATATTCCAAAGAAGCGCTATCGTCTCCAAAATCGACTTCTGAAGCCCACGCTCCTACGAAGAAACCTTCGTAGTCTAAATCCATACCAGCTTGAAATGCCCCACCACCTAGTGATTGGGATTGTCCCCTCCACATATAGTCCGAAGTATATCCAAGATGTCCACTCATATCTGCAAAAGCAGGTAAAGTAGCAAATGCTAGTAATAAAGTTAAAAGTTTATTTTTCATATTATTTCCTTAAATATAGGTTACCCACTTAAATGAGTCATTAATAACCCTCCTGCCGCTAGCAATCCTGTTGCCGCCGCACTAATCAGTATTGTTTCTAGACGAGTTATTTGATTATCTACTCCATCGAATCGTTCAGCTGCTCGTTGTTCGATCGCATTCAATTGATTGAATACGGTCTTCCAGCGTTCTGCACATACTTGTTCGTGAGTAGTTAATCTTCCATCTATTTCCATAATACTGTCGTGATCCTTATCGCTTGCCCCGCTCATGTAAGTTACCTTGTTTGCTTTGAATTAAAATTCTACAAAATTAATTATACCAAAATTCAAGACTGATGTCAAGAATTATTTTTTACTTGGTTATTGTATATATCTTTACAGGTTCGGATTTTCCCTTAACCGTGACATTATCTAAATACTTATACTCATAACCTTCCACCATACTATATTCAGATATAATAAGATCGGTATCATAAGTTTTACAAGAACTTTCTAGCCTAGCAGCGAGGTTAACAGCATCCCCAAGAACGCTATAATCGAACCTATCATTACTCCCCATATTACCAACAACACAAAGTCCGCTATTAATTCCACATCCGGTGTGTATTTCAGGTATTCCTTCCATCTTAAATATTTCATTCAATTCTCCTAATGCTTCTCTCATTTCGAGAGCAGCTTCTGTTGCTTTCCTTTCTTGCTCATCTATATCTAGTGGAGCGTTCCAGAAAGCCATGATACAGTCACCCATATATTTATCTATAGTGCCGCCATGTTTCATTATTATCTCAGTCTGATTAGTTAAAAAACGATTAACAATCTCTACAAGTTTTTGTGGGTCATCTTGGTATTTTTCAGAAATCGGGGTAAATCCTCGAATGTCAGAAAATAAAAATGTGAGTCGTTTTGTCTCCCCACCCAATCTCAGTAATGAAGGGTCTTTTTGTAATTTTTTAACTAAGTCTGGGGATACATAGGTGCCGAATTGTTTTTTAACTTGTCTACGCATCATAAATTGAGTGACAAAACTACGGAAAGTTACGATCGTCCAGAATAAGAACGAGATAAAAATTGTTCCTGTGACGTCAAGTAGGTAGCCTAATCCAAAATAATACCAGGCTCCATAGCATAAAGCTGCTACAGTTGATAAAAATATTGGCGCCGAAATAAAAACATTTGTTGCAGTTAAAAATAGTAATAAAACTACCAAACATGCAACTGCAATTTCTGCTGCTACTGCCCACACAGGTTCTGAAGGTGCATCTCCATGAATAAGTCCATGAAGAAGATTAGCCTGTACTTCATGTGCGAACTTTGGTCCGCCCGGTGTTGGTACAGGATTAGCAACACCTTCTGCAGTTACTCCAAATATAACGAAAGTTGCACCTTCAAGGGGTTCTTTCAAATAATTGGCTGCAGATTGTCTATAAAATTTTGTATTCCAAGTAGTCCATACTCTAGAATTAGAGTCAGTACTAATTACAGGGTAGCTAGGAATTCTTATTGCTTCTACTCCTGTTTCTTTAGTAATTATTTGGTAACTTGGATCTCCTGTTCCGACTCTTAACATCTCAAGTGCAAAAGTTGGGTAAAGATTATTGTCTACGTTTACTACGAGAGGAACTCTTCTTACCAAACCATCTACTTCCGGAGCAGTTGTTATTAGTCCCACACCTTCTGACACCTCTGCTAGAAGTGGTAGTTGTCGTAGAATTCCTGGGTACTCGAATAGCCAAGGTCTTGGGTCTTCTCCTAATGCGGCAGTACCTACATGAGGTCCACCTTCTGTAGCTTGTGTTGAAGCCGTAAATGCTAGTACTGTTGGCACTTCTTCTAAACTGTTTCTTAAGTTGTAGTCTTCCTCTATCCCTCTTAAATCGGGGTCTGGCATAAGTACCGTTATTCCTGGTATAGCTTCTGTGCGCTCTATCATAGTTCCATAAATAGATCTTGGTATTGGGTAACCTCCTACTCCTTTTACAAAGTCTTCATCAATATCTACAAGTAGTATCATTTCATCTTGAACTACAGGTTTAGTTGACATAAGCCAGTCAAAGGTCTTAAGTTCAAGGACTTGTAAAGGATAAGGATTCCAAATTAAAAAAGCTAGTAATGCTATTGCTGATATTATTCTTGTTTTCATTTTGCTTTATCCCACATTCGTTCATGCCAGTAATATAGGCACATCTTTGTTATTATTTCTATACTTGCTATTGAGGTGGCAAATAGTAATCTCCCCGTAATTATATATGATATTACAAATGTATCCGCAGTTGCAAGTATCCTCCATGTGAATGTTTTATAGACACTTATCCTGCGTCTCTGCGGTTTACTCATCACTGCTGGGTTATGGATATGGTTTTAGTGCAATTACTAGAACAGTTGAATGTTGCACTGTATGATTGGTTGGTTGATCCACTTTGGGTTACATCGACATCATAGTTATTAGTATAGAACTTCATGTTAGCAGTATGTGCTCCATTTCCGCTCTGAGTTAAATCTATATCTGAATTGTCTGCTCCATAAAAGAAGATATCTGCATCTTTATTACCTGAGCCACTCTGAATTATTGTAGCATCATTATTATGAGCAGAACCATTATTATAGATATAAGCATTATGTTGACCTGTGCCAGATTGAGTAATAGTTTTATTACCATCATCTCCAAAGTCTAATATTTTTGCATATTTGTCGTTACCCGTTTGAGTTATAACGAAGACATTATCATCTCCGCTGCCGAGTTGCTCGGCATGATTGTCATTTCCTGTTTGAGTAATAGTAGAGGTATTGTCGTCTTCGTCTTGATCTAGCCATACGAAGTTGTCGTCTCCATCTATATTTATTGTATAAGTATTGTCTGTGTGATTTGACCACACCGTATATAATCTAGCAGTATTGTTATTTCCATTTACATCTGCATTCCAAGTTGCATTACTGCAAGTATGAGTTACATAGTTAGTTCCTGGAAAAGAACCACTGCC